TTAAGGGAGAGGGAGAGGCTATCACTACAAAGGCTATTCCTTTCACCTCCAATTTCACGCTGGTACTCTGGATCAAAACACCTCACAAGTCAATCGGCTGGGTGCTAAATTCACCTGGTGTTGAGAAATTCATTGAGAAGTGGATCCAGGTTACTCCGAACAAAAGAGAGTTTCTGGCATTCGTGAAATCTGGCAATATCCTTACGGTGTATCTCAATGCAAGCATTGTCTATACTGGGGCGATCTCTGGCACCCCCAATGGGTTTGCCCTCTGTGATGATGATCTGGCTGGCAGCAACGTGATCATGGATAACGTGCTGCTCTATAACCGTGCCCTTTCGGAGAGGGAGGTGCTTACGCTCCAGAATACCAGGGATGATGTAGAGTATTACATTGACGGTTTCAACTTCAAGGAGTTTGGCGTGGAGGTATCACAAGCAAAGGGCTTGTTTGATCGCCTGGCTCGCAAAGAGGTGCTGAACGTGGAATGGGATAACTACCACGGCATAGTAAGGGATAAGAAACGCCCCAGGTACAAGGAGCGCAACATAACCCTGGAGTGCTTTATCTATGCCTCCAGCCGATCCGCCTTTGTGGAGTGGGTACAGCGTTTCTTTGCCATGTTTGATGGGGCTGGAAACCACCGCCTCAAATGTGTGCCACACCTCAAAACAAAGCCCCTGGTTTATGAGGTAGAGCTGCTGGATGGCGTGAACGTGGAGAAAACCTGGGGGCAATACAATGATGATCTCATGGTGGGCACATTCTCACTCTCCCTGGTGGAGGATGAGCCAGTGAAACGTGTGTTGAGGCACATAGGAACTACTGCAAACACGAAAGCCTCCGTCACAGTGACCTCCAGCAAGTATCTCAACATCTACTGGGGAGATGGCACCCACACCTACAATGTGAGTGGCACCCAGAAAACCGTTGAGCACACCTATGAGAAGCCAGGAGAGTATGATATAATAATCACTGGCGTGATCGAGGATATAGAGGCATTTTCAACCAATGCAATAGTGATATGGGATCTTTTGAAATAATCAAGCGATCTGGAGAGAAGATCCCTCTTTTCTCCAGAGAGCCTTTTTGCGCCTTAAAGAGTGCCACGCTAACATCCGCTCTGATGGGGGATGATAACGTGCAACTTTCAATCATTTCCTCCGAGTGTATCAGCTTTGAGAAAGGCGATAAGATCATTATCGGAGGGAATGAATATACTATTCGCACCACCGTAAACAGAGATCTGATCTCCGAGGATCATTACCAGTCTGATGCCATTTTCTATGGCGTTATGTATGAGCTGATGAAAACTCAATACCGTGATTGCGATGCAAACGGCAAATCAACCCGATCCACATTTGATCTCACATACTCTATCAAGGATTTTGTTAAGGTGATAATCTACAACCTTAATAGGGATTATCCTGGGTTGTGGGCTTTTGATGAGGATAATTGCCCAGACACGGATCCTATCACGATCCAATTTTCCAAACAGAACTGCCTCCAAGTGCTCCAGTCACTCTGTAGCGAAAGCAACTTTAAGCTGGAGTTTAAGATCTCCCAGGCAAACGGAGTGAGGACTATCCATATAGGAAAGTTTGGGGCAAAGATCGTGCCTCCTGGAGGTAGGGAGTTTTTTGAGTGGGGCAAAGGCAATGGTCTATATACCCTCAAAGAGAAAAAGATTGATGATAAGTCAATCAAAACGAGGCTCTGGATTGAGGGAGGCACCACCAACATCCGTGCTGATTACCGCAACTATTCGGAGAGGTTGCAACTCCCTTTCCCCAGGCGATTGAATAAGCATAAGCACACTCTGGCTGATGGCACCGTGATTGAGGCAGAGAGTGAAATGATAGGTATTCTCAATGACAACGACCGTTTCATTGAGGATGCTGATCTGCGTGAAGCCCTGGGAAGTGATGAGGACACAGCCCAGTATGATAACATCTATCCCAGACGCACTGGAGAAGTGACTGCACTGGTGGAGGGTGATATAAATTCATTCGTTGATGATACAATGGATTTTGACCTCACAGAGAAAGATGCCAACGGCACCAAATATCTGATCAACGAGGTATCGGCAAAGATCAATTTTATCTCTGGGCTGCTGGCTGGGCAACAGTTTGAGCTGGCTGCCTATGATCACTCCTCCAACACATTCACGCTGAAACCTTATACCGACAATAGAGGTCTGACTATCCCGACTGCTGAAACCGAGGCATACCGTATCAGAACTGGCGATAAGTACACCATTACTGAAATCAACCTCCCTAAGTCCTATGAGGATGATGCGGAGGAGGAGCTATGGTATGCTGGCAAGGAGGATTTTGATGGGATGAAACAAGCCAGGGCACAGTATGATCTGACACTGGATAGAAAGTATCTCATTGACAACACCCCCTCCGATGCTGAAACCTCCATTTTCAATGTGGGCGATTATGTGCCTATCAAGGATGTGCGTTTCGGCATTGAAAAGAGCATAAGGATCCAGAAAGTAGTAAGAAACCTCCTGGTGGATCAAGACTACACCCTAACCCTATCCGACACCACCAAAATCTCTGTAGCTGCCCAGACGGTTATAGATGTGATCAACCATGAGCAAATCATTGTAAACAACCGCCTCCGAGATCTCAATAAGGCAAGGAGGGGCTGGCGTACAACCGAGGATCTAAGGAATATGGTGTATGATACCGATGGCTTTTTTGACACGGATAACATTCGCCCCAATTCCATTGATACCAATATGCTCACTGTTGGATCCAAGAGCCAACAGTTTGTGCTTACGGATGTGATCCTCCAGGCAAATGTGGGCGGTCTGCCTAACCGTTTCGATGCCTCCGCTGGTGTGCTCTCACACCTTACGATCAACGATGATGCGATCATGCACTGGAATATGGGAGCCAGCGAGTTCACGTTAGGTAGCCCAGGAGGATATTACCTCTTTGCAAAGTGCTCCAAGAGTGGAAATACTGGCGT